TTCTAATCCTTCAAATAGTGATTCATTACCCTCGATCTTTCCGCCCGGAACACCCCAACTATGATTGGAATCACTACGCAACAAATATAAAAATCTTTTGGTATTGTTGCAATAAAAGAAAATGCCGGCGCTGGTATTTTTCATATGCAGAGTATAACACTCTAAAGTTTAGATTACAATACTATAATCGCCCTGATCGTACCAACCTTCATAACTCTTCATCCATTGACCTTCTTGATCAACATAACGATATTGTATGTTGGTAGTTAGATTAGTTACATATTCTACTGTTGTAGCTGCACTAGCGTCAAAACTGACGTACCATGAATTGGTACTAGCATTATATTGAATAATGTCATTTGCGTTCGCAACAAGATTACCCCATGCTGCTGTAGAACTACCTTCACTGCCTATATCTTCAACAATAAGATATCTGCGCCCATTTACTGGTCCTGGTAACCCTGCATTAGGTCCAGACAACTGTGGATTGATTACAGCATCTACTGGATCAAGAGTATTTTGTGGAAGTGTGTCTGGGTCAATATTGTAAATTAGTAAACGATCATCAACAGGATCTGGAACAATCGTTCCTACAATATCATCTTCCATATATGGATTCTGTAACCATATTTGACTAATGCCGGGCTTTACTTTTCCATATACGTTCAATAAACTTGACCAGTATAGATTAGTATTAGGTGGTGTTGGGTCATTGAGATCAGTATTAGGTGGGTAAAATGCTTCATTAGCAGGTAACAATTGTAATCTATTATTGATCAATAATACTTTGTAACCATACGGTGTAATTTTTTGTCTAGTACCTAATAACAAATCTTCATCCTGAATATCTTGTAGAGCAGTGCCTTTATAAATGCTAGCAATAATCTTATTGATAACACCCATCTTCTTGAGTTTTGTACTAGTGCTAATCCATATAGGCATGTAAAATTTCCAACTTAATACGTCTATGGGATTACCTGTACCTACTGGTATGCTGCGACTACTAAATGTTAGACCATCTTGATAAACAACAGTCAATGATGTCCAATCGATAAAGTTGTCAGTACTTTGTATTTCAAGTGAAGGATTGAACAATGTGCCTAATTGTTCGATCAATTGTAATTTTTGATTATAGTTTGTAGTCCAAAAATCTACCTGCATACGTAATGTATAAGGTACTGGCATCAATCTTTCTACAGTAAATGCTTGACCTTGTGTCTGTTCGTAACTTTGTGTTTCAGTATTATATGCACGTTGACGGACATTTACTTTTTCTACAAAGAATGGTTCTTGTGTTCTGCGCTGGTCGTATTCTAACCCTGCAATATAATAAGTGATAATAGGAGCAGCAGGCAAATTACTTGCACTGTTATTTGCAATTATAGTTGACACTTGACGACTTTGATCTCCATACATAACAGGCACACGAATTAGAATATCGTTGCCGTTAGGATCTTTGCCGTTGGTTACATACCAGTTACTAAAAATTTTAGCAAACTGCAATAAAAATCTGCGTATCTGATTATCATAAAAAAATTGTGCCATGTGTTACTCTATAGGTGGTAAATTATTTGGTTTTAGTGCTAGTATACTTGACAATGGTTGAGCAGATGGTATCAATTGTTCTTGATTATTGTTGTATATCTCACCTTCGTTATTTATAAATGTTGATTTTTGTGCCTGATCCGTTGCTGTGAATCCGGTTTCTGTTCTAACATTTGTAGAAATACGAACCCATATTTTACCGTCCCAACGATATAATATTTGTGGCATGTAATCTATGCGTAAGAAATAATCACCCACTTGAGGATTTTGTGGGAAGGCAATACCTGCACCACTTGGATAACCATTAGGTGCAGTACCGTCTCCTGTCAAGTATCCTGCTTCATAGCCGAAACTTCTTGGACTTGCGCGACTAATATATTGATATGCAGGATCGCAGTCTGCACGCCAGTCCATTTGTGTGTTGATAGTTCCAGTAAATCCTGCTGCTGTAGGATCAGCATCGGCAGTTGCGTATGTATTGTCAGCAGTACCGTATGGACCTGTTATAGGACCTAAAGACTGAACTGATAATACTTTATTACCTTCTAATGCTCTTGATCCTGAACCTTCTGCTAGTGCGAACGGAGTTGTTTCTGTAACTTCTAAACTTGCCTGTACAAACTTGTCAAACTTTTCTGATATATCCATATCAGCAGTCATATCCCAAATACTTTTTACAAGATCCTTATTGATTTTGATACCTACACTAGGGTTTTTATATTTAGGATTACGCATGTAAACTACAGTACCAAATGAGCCTGTACTTGGAGCACCTGCGCTATATGTCACAACATTGATAGGTGGAGCAGGTTGATTTAGTTTACCTGATAGTGAATTATTATTTTCATAGATGCCATATGTAGGTACAACATACAAGTCTTTATTATTATAACCTGCTTTAGGTACAATACGTTTTGCTTCTTCAAGTTGTGCGTTATTGATTTCAAGATTCTTGTTGTATGTTGACAATATATCTTTGAGATTTTGATTAGGATCAAGTTGCCAGTACTCTTCATTAGGTGGATTGATTCCTGCAGGTACTTCTTTGATACTAATATAATTCTTGTCACCATAAGTGATAACGTATCCCGGTGGATAAGTTTTATCTTTATCCCATTGACCGAGATAATTGTCTTTGTTAATAGGTTCGTTGAGAATTTGTTGAAACTCTTGACTATCAACTAGTGGTTCACACTTGATACGCCATAGATGTGGATACCAAGTTTGACTAAATCCTTCACTTGCAAAGTTAGCATCAGTAATACTATAAAAACGTTTTAGCGCGACCGGAATTGTTTCTCTCAATGGGTTATAATCAAGCAAGTGTGGTAGTTCAAGAACATCGCCCACCATCAATTTTCTGCCAATGATATCGATCATATCGTTGTAGTGAACGGTTATAAAAATAATGTCATTATTTAGGAATAAGCCAAATTGACTTAGATCGAAATCTAAATTCTGAACACTGTAATGACCGCGGAGTCTATAAATGTTTGGATCATATACTCTGTCACGATTCTCTAAAAACAATAGATCCTGTATCTGTGTAGGATCGGGACTGACATACTGAGGTTGAGTATAGTCAGGACTAGGGGTCTGAGCATTTGGGCCCATGTACTTGTGTATATATAAATCTGTACCACCAACAGTCAACTGTTCCGATATGTTTCTATCGAAAAACTTATAATCGTTAGTTTTCGTTGGGTGATACAGCGATAATTTGGGCATAGTAGTATTTAGTCGTAAAATCAATGACTTACAAAGGTCTTGACTTTAGCCTAAATATCAGTTAAAATAGATAAATGATCAAACTAACGGAGTCACTATATGCTAAAGCATAAGTCAGAAATCAAAGAGTTGAAGCCCAAAGACTTTGACTTGAAGCACATTGGTCCTGAACCTAGTTTCAATGCTGATTCTGTGGTTACAGAATGGGAACTTGCTAAAGCGTTCAATTGGTACAATCATTTTTATGATAATAAGGACGCTAAAGAATTCATCGCCCAATATCTAGATGTTGCGGGCAAACAACAAGTCGCTAAAACTATTCGTCGTGTCAATGATCGTCAGGTCAAGACTACTTATGGTTGGTTAGCACGTTGTATTGTTCGCGGTGGTGTTGTCAGTAATGACAATCTCGCTAAACTTCAGGATGAGATTGGTCGACTTGTGTCTTTTGTCACAGTCGATACAAATGACGATGAAGTGCCCGTAAGTAATCGCCCCAACGTTCAGGAGATTATGCGTGAGCGTACTCAACAAGTTGGTGGTGAACTTGAAGGCTTGTGGGATGAGTATCTAAAGAACGGTGCTGGTAAAGAAGGCATCAAGGCAATGGATGTGTTGTCTCAACGCAACATTTTGTCACAGCACGTACCTATGTTGGTCAGTGCTTGGCAGGCTAAGTTGGATGAGTACACCGAAGTCGCTGAAGGTAAGGATGAACAGTTGAACGAGGCGTATGAGCGTTTCGGCAAGATTCAGTTGCGTAACATCATTAGTGCTATCGAAACTGTCATTGCCGATTTGAATGCGTATATCGGTATGAAGAAAACAGGCAAGAAGCCCCGCGCTAAGAAGCCTGTACCGGTTGAGAAGGTTGTCAAGCGTCTCAAGTATCTCAAAACATTCAAGTTGGAGAAACTTGAACTTGAAAGTGTAAGCTCGACCAAACTTCACGGTTGTAGTGAAGCATGGGTCTACGATACTAAGAAGCGTAAACTTCATCACTATGTTGCTGACGAGTACACTAAGAGCATTGGTGTCAAGGGCAATACTATTCTTGGTTTCTGTACTAAGGAATCGCAGATCAAAACATTGCGTAAGCCCGAAGAACAGATCAAGCAGATTATGGGTAGCAAGCCTGCTGCACGTAAATTCTTTGATAGTATCAAAGCAGTTGGTGCAACACCTAACGGACGATTCAACGCTAACATGATTATATTGAGGGCTTTCTAATGAGTAACTATGAATTCAATCCTATTGAAAAAAGAATGGAAACACTGATGACTGTGATAGATACTGCTATCCTATCAGCAAATAATAGTAATGATCAATTGATGCTTGCGTGTGCAATGATGCAACGCACTAGAGAAATCTTTGATACATTATTAGGTGAAGAAGGACGCAAAGTCATGTTCAAGGAGTTAGTATGAGTCAGGTTGATTTGAATAAGTATAAAAATTTTGTTGAAGCAGTAACTAGCAAAGAGAGTCAAGACCTTACATTGTTTATGAATCGTCTTGATCGCCTAGACGCTAATTATGAATCATATGGTGCAGATGGTGAGTACATGCATGGACCAGATATCAATGTACCACTATTGTTATGTGGTGCCATCGGTCTTGGTAGCGAGACAGGTGAGTTTCAAGAAATCGTAAAGAAGATGGTGTTTCAGGGTAAGCCCCTTACTGAAGAAACACGTTTTCACATGAAGAGGGAACTTGGTGATATCATGTGGTACTGGGTCAATGCTTGTAGGGCACTTGATCTAGATCCAAATGATGTTGTTGCTGAGAACGTCAAGAAACTTGAAGCACGATATCCGGGCGGACAGTTTGACGTTTACTATAGCGAAAATCGTAAAGCTGGTGACCTCTAATTTCCGATAAATACTCTATAATCGGAAATAGATATGTCAGCAGACCCACTTTCAGTTCCAACAAACGCTAATTTACAGCAACTAAAAGAAGCAATGTTCAACAACCTAAGATTACGCTTAGGTGGTGACATCATTGATTTAGAGTTGGATCCTCAGCATTATGAGGCAGCATATGATTATGCTATAAAGACATATCGCCAACGTGCGCAGAATGCTACGCAAGAAGGCTATACGTTGATGACGATTATCAAAAACGTTGACACATATACGCTTCCTAGCGAATTCATCAACGTTCGTGCTATATTTCGTAGAACTGTAGGTCTTGAGACAGGTCCTTCAAGCACAAGTTTTGATCCATTTAGTAGTGCTATCCTAAATACATATCTACTGAACTATAACTACACAGGTGGCATGGCTACATATGATTTCTATGCTGGTTATGTAGAATTAGCGGCACGTATGTTTGGTGGTTATGTCACTTATACTTTTAACCCTGTCACTAAAGTATTGCGTAC